GTCATGAGGGAGCCGGACGTTTCGATAGCCCCGCCACCGTCTATTCGGCACAATCCCGTTTCCGCGCAACACGCGCGCGGGGAAGAGGTTTGACATCGCCGGAGGCCCGCGAACGGAAGCGGCTCGCCAAACAACGCGAGCGAGAACGTAAGCGAAAACAATCGGTTATCGCAGCTTTGGCGCTGGCCGAACGCATAGAGCAAAATAACGAGCATTTAGCGCCCCAAAACATGCGAAACGCGATAACGTCGGCTAACAACCGGATAATACTCGGTGCGAGAGTGCAAATCCTCAACGGCAGACCCGTTCGATCAGCACCCATCGGCACACTATCCGACCCTATCGCGGATCGCGGCGCGAAGTCCCTCAAGCTATCAACGCCGGCCCGCCGCGCCGCTCGCGAACTACAGCGGGACTGGTCAGACGTTGGCGCCGGTCTCACGTCCGGGGTTGCCAATCTCATGTCGGACGGTCACGGCGGGCAATCAGGCAAACCACCCGGTCACGATGCAATTCTGGCTCAGATTGAGGCGCGTCGCCGGCTTGAGGCTGCGATCACATATATGGGCGCGTTTGCCCCAGGCGTGGTGCGGATCGTGATCGACTGCATCCCAGTGGCGACCTGGGCGACTGAGGTCGGGAAAGCCTATCCGGACGCATGTGCGTGGCTGGAAGCCGGCCTGTCACGGCTGGCGGGGTTCTACTGGCCAGCGACGCCCGTTCGGCGGGGTGTGGTTGAGATCCTGACCATCGGCCCAGCGCGGTCGGACTACAGCCTATCAGACGGATAGAGAGAGTGTGCGCGCGAGAGCGTTCATTGCATTTTATTCCGTGTCAAGGCGGCGCTGGGACACGTAGTCTGGCGCGGCATCGGAAATCTTTTTGAGACACGCGGGATTTATACCGTAACGGGAAGTATGTCGTTCGCACACAAACAATCTGCGGATTCGGACGGTAATTCGGACGTTCCGGGCGCCAGTCATCCGCCATACTATTAGGCGTTAGCGAACTAACGCTTGACAACGCGACAAAGCCATGCAAGGCAACGCATAGGATGCGATAGCCGCGTCACTCCCTCTCTCGATTGGACCCCGCTCATGGCTCAAGCGCCGATGGCTACCGCTGCCCCGACAGACCCAATGGCCGGCGGTGGCGACGAAACCGGCGATCAATCGTCTGATGTCGTTGTGACAATCTGCAAGACCGGCGACGGCTCTTATATGGTCTACGCGGGCGACGAGCCGGACGCGGATGCCGACGATGCGCCGGCCGGTGGTGGTCCCGCTCCTGCTCCGCAGGGCACGCCCGCCGATAGCGTTGGCGCTGCGCTCAAGGCCGCGATGGACATTCTCCAGGCCGATGCGTCGAGTGCCGGCGCTCCGGGTAGTGCCGACGATCAGCTTGCCTCCGGGTATAATGCCCCAACCGCGCCAACCCCCGCTTCCGGCCCGTCGTCCAAATACTGAGGTTCGTATGTTCGGCCTTTTCCGCCAGAAATATACATATGACGCGGACTACATTCCGGAAAGCGCCATCGCGAACGGCGTGATGGAGTGGGCTAACGGGGTTCATGTGGGGGATATATCCTGCCCCCCATATAAATCAGCCCTTTTCCATCGCGACCTTGGCGCCTTCCTTGCTCGCTATGCTGACGACGAATGCAAGGTTGGCGGGCTGTCTGATCGGAACCGAACCAGACTAGCAGGGAGTGCCTTGCGGAACTATCAGGTGCAAACCTTGGCATCCGCTTGATGGCCGTTGTCACTCCCCCGCCGCGCATCGGCAAGGTTCCAGTCGCGGCAGTAGCGCGCAAGCCACCGACCAAGACGCGGGCGAAGCGCAAGGCAAAGCCAGTTGCGGTTGTGATCGACAAGCCGGGGTTGATTAACCAGTGAGGCACCCATGAACAATCTGGAAACCGTCATCGCCGTTCTGGAACGTCACCGCGAGGCCCGCCATTGGGCGGATTTGAACGTTGCGCGCGATGTGCTGGTGGCGCTGGACCTGCCGGAGAATGAACCTGTTGGCGAACCCGCGCCGATGTCGATTGCCGAAGCACCCCCCGTTGAGCCGGAACCCGCTCCCCTCGCATGACCGGACGCCCATCAACCTACACGTCGGAAGTCGCTGAGGCTATCTGCACGCGAATGGCTTCTGGCGAGAGTTTGCGCGAAGTTTGCCGAACCGAGGGACTGCCATCTGAGTCCACTGTTCGTGAATGGGCACTTCGAGATCAAGACGGTTTCGCGGCAAAGTACAAGACGGCCAGGGAGTTGCAGGCCGAGGCTTGGGCCGACGAAATGATCGAGATCGCGGACGATGGCACCAACGACTGGATGGAGCGACAATCTGCAAGCGGCGTGATTGAGCAAGTCATCAACCACGATCATATTGCCCGATCCAGGCTTCGGGTTGACACCCGGAAGTGGATTATGGCCAAACTGAAACCCGGCACCTATGGCGACAAGGTGCAGCACGCCAATGCGGCGGGCGACGGAAACCAAGAAGTAATCTATCGTTGGGCGGACCCCGAACCGACTGAATGAGCGTCCAGACGATTACCTTGCCATTCTGCCCGCGCCCATGGCAGCGCCCCCTGATTGAAGACCGCGCTCGCTCTATCGTTGCCGTTGTCCATCGCCGGGCCGGAAAGTCTACAGCCTTCGCATGGCGTGGGCTTCGCAAGGCACTCACGGAAGATCGGCGGCACATCCCGGCAGCCCGGCGCAACCTAAAAGCTGATCCGCCTCGCGTTATCCACGTCCTACCGGCGCAAGTCATGTGGCAGCGCACGGGGTTATGGGACAAGGTGGCACGCGCGGCCGAGACAATTCCCGGCGCCATCGCCATGAAATCCGTCTTCCGCGTCGAGTTGCCGAACGGAGGCATTTACCAGTGCGGCGGGATGGATAAGCCTGATAGTTGGCGTGGCGGGTATGCTGACGAAGTGATTGAGGATGAGGCTGACGATGTGACAGCTTCCGGCCTTGATATGGTCGTGGAGCCGATGCTGGCGGACTACTCTGGAAGCCGGGTCAAGATCGGCACGCCGAAGGGTAACGGTCGATTGGCGCAGGCATATGAGGAAGCTGGCACCGATCCGGCCGCATCCCGGTATCTTCTGCCGTATCAGGTGACAGGCGCACTCAGCGCCGATCAGATAGAAAGGCTACGGTCCACATTGGACGAAGAAGAATTCGCGCAAGAACTTGAATGTTCGTTCTCGGCCCCGAACAGCGGCTCGTATTATGCCAAATGGCTGGATGCGGCGGCAGCAGAGGGGCGGATTGGGCAGGTAACATACGATCCTCGGCTCCCGGTGCATACGTGCTGGGATTTGGGGATGGACGACTACACCGCAATATGGTGGTTCCAGCGTTCACCGGGCGGAGAATGGCGATGGCTGGAATACTTCGAGGATAACCGTTCTGGTCTGGATTATTACGCAAAAATTATCCACCAAAAGCCATATGTTTACGGCAAGCACTTCCTCCCGCATGACGTGAATGTGCAGGAAATGGGCACCGGAATGTCACGGCGCGAAACGCTTCTAGGGTTGGGCGTGCGGCCGATCAAGCCGGTTCCCGCTGCCAATCCTGCTGACCGTATTTCGGCATCCCGCATGATAATGCCGCGCTCTTTCTGGAATGCGAAGGGGTGTGAAAAAGGGATCAAGCACCTGCGGAATTATCGTCGGCAGTGGAATGAGCATATGGGCGTTTGGCGTCCTGACCCTGTTCACGATGAGGCTTCGCATTGTTTCGCAGGAGATACTGAGGTATTGACGCGTTGCGGAATGTATCAGATAATGGACCTTCCTGAAATTGGAGAGGTCCTGACGCTATGTGGTTGGAAAGCATATCGGAACCCACGCATCACTCGGAAGAATGCCCCACTTGTGGAGGTCATGTTCAACGACGGCGTTACGGTGAAATGCACGCCGGATCATTTATTCTTGACGGGCAGCGGGTGGAAATCCGCAAGCAGCCTCCCGAACGGTATATGGATCCAATCCTACTCGACCCGCTCGCGGTCTATTTTGAGCGTGTTATCTACCGCCTTTGGCCAAGTGAGAAATATTGGGCGCGCGGTGGCCAGAGATTGCATCGGGACGTTTGGACATCTGCTTTTGGGCCAATCCCCACTGGATGCCACATACATCACCGGGACAACGACCCAGGCAACAACGCCCTGGACAATTTGGAGTGCGTCCCCGCGAGTGAGCACCTTTCTCAATCTTGGCGTCACAGCAAGGGAAAATTTGGGACAGGAGACCACTTCACCGAAGGAGCAAGGGCGGCAGCAGCCGAATGGCATTCGTCTGAGGCGGGTAGGCTTTGGCATAGCCGCCACGCTCAAGAGGGCCGGAACTGGGAAAAATGGAAGCGCGTTCTTGGGCCTTGTGACCACTGCGGCACAGTATTTAATAAACTCGTGCGCGCAGGCCACCCGCAAAAATTCTGCGGTTCGACATGTAAGGCCCTTGCATATCGCAAGCGTGCAAGCCTTGAGCGAGACACAAGACGTATGGTGTCTGACAGTTCCGGGAGTTAACCACTTTTCTCTCGGAAACGGTGCAATCGTTCATAATTGTGCGGATGCGTTCGGAACTGGTGTCCAAGGGTCTACCAACCCCGAGAATGAGCATAACGTCCCGCGCATTGCGGGCTTCCGTAATTTCGATAGTTCAATGGGAATGCTAGGATGAAGTCTCTCCTTTTAATCGCCGCGCTGGCGTTGTTTGCCATGCCGGCCCACGCTGCCACAAGCATTGCCTGCAATGACGCGGCTGAGCAGCCCTGGACGGTATCGCCTAACCATCCATGTGCGTCTGGGACAGCGTTGCTGGTGCCCGTGGCAGGCTCTCAGGAGGGGTTGGGGATTGTCACCGCGACCGCTCTGACGGTGCCTGCCACGGCCACCATTGCGACGATCACAGTTGAGGGCAACAACGTCCGGTATCGGTGCGACGGCACGGCCCCGACTGCCTCTACTGGATCGCTTTTGATTGTTGGCACTCAGGGGTTTGTATTGGTTGCCAACCCGATGTCGGCTTGTAAATTCATCCAGACCGCCGCGACGGCGACGCTGGACGTTGAGTATTGGCACCAATAGCCTCAATGGCCGATCCGCTGTCCATGCTGCCCGACGATGTGCGGGGTATAATCGCGCCTCACGTCGATGCCGACACGTCGCCTGTTTTGGACACTATCGGGATCGAGATCGCGGGAAAGCGCGATGAGGCGAAAGCCGCTCGGGCATCGTCAGGCATCGAGGCGACATGGAAAGAGGCGGAAGAAGCCTATATCGGGATTGATGACGCGAATCGGAACGAATTTGCCGCTGGCCAATGGTATAAGCCGTCATCCCTGACTGGTCCCGTCACTACGGGGCGCATTCCAGCCCAAACAGACTACAAGTCTACCGTCTACCTGCGATTAACCTCTCGGTATGTGGACGCGGGCGCGGCGAAATTGGGGGAAATCCTTCTGCCGGCGGATGGTAAGGCTTTTAGCTTCCATGAAATGCCGGTGCCTGAACTGACACAGGCAAAGAATGATGAAAGCCAAGTCGTGCATAGCGGGCTTGGTGTGCCCCTTACGCGGCCTGCAACGCCTGACGATGGACAGCCCCCGCCGGCACAACCGGGGGCGCCAGCGCCCGCCCGCGTTCCGCTTAGGGTCAAGGATTTAGCGACCGAGGCGATAGAGATTGCGCGCAAGGCTGCTGAGGCGGCAGAGGAACGTGTTTACGATTGGATGGTCCAGGGCCAATTCCGGAGCGAAATCCGCAAGACTTTGTTCGATGCGGCACGGATTGGGGTGGGGATCGTCAAGGCTCCGGTCCCGAAGTCCAAGCGGTCGATGGTCGTCAATAAGATGGGTGGCAAGGGCGTCAAGCTGA